TCCCAGATTTCAACGAAGTCCTTATCCTCCGCTTTACGGATACCGCGGCCAATCGATTGTATAACACGAACAAAGGACTTGCCAGGCTCAATAAGAACCAAATTAAAAATGCGAGGAATATTGATGCCAACTGCCGCCACACCGTAGGTTGCGACGATGACCTTATTTTGACTCGTTGCCACTTCGTCATACTCTTCTTTCCTATCTTTTGTCTTTACATTGCCTGATATGAATACGCTGCCTTCTAACTCATTTACTATAAATTTGCCTGTGTCAATTCTATTTACTAATACCAGTGTGTTGCCTTTTTCTGCTACATTTTTAATGAATTTACTGACATAGATCATACGATCATCATCAGTGACTAGATACTTTAATTCTTCAGCATAGCTCTTAAATTCGGGTAGATCAATAAGTTGTACAATGTTTACATGACAATTACTTAATACACCTTTGTCCTGTAATTCACTGGCCTTAATACCGCCAACCAATGGACCAATACTAGCAAAAATCTGTTCATGTTCGTATGGTTCTTTGGGTACTGTTCCTGTTAATCCCCAACGAATACAAGCATTATTTAGGTTCCTAGTGAGCAGATTTTTCAGTACTTCAGCTTTGGCCATATGTACTTCGTCAACTATTACAGCAGCGACTCCATCCAAAAATTCAGCCAATGTTAGTAGTTCTGCTTCACCATTCTTGCTCTTTTTATCTAGGATGTTTAGGCTTTGCCAAGTACATATAGTATGGGTACAATCTAGTTCTTTACGATCACCATAGTATACACCTACATCTAATCCTACATTACGAAAATCTTCTTCAGTTTGTTCAACTAGGCTCTTGTTTGGCACTATGGTGATCGTTCTACCATATGGTTCGCATAGTTGACTTAGGGTGGCAGTGGTAATAGTTTTACCAGCACCTGTGGCTATTTCTTGTAGGCTTTGATGGTGTTGGAGGAAGGTGTTGATGGCTTCTACTTGATAGTCACGTAATAGTATAGGTTGCCCTTCTTGTTGGTGTCCTTTGGGCCATACCTTACCCTGATCAGCCCAATATGTTTCTGTTACAGGGGTAAACGTGATTTGTTTGTTGGATCTATGATCTTCAATATCAGACACTTCAATGTCCATAGAATCTAATACACTCAGTATCTTTTCTATGTGTGTTAGGTATCCTGACCCTCCTATCCCAAAGAGGCTTGTAGTACCATCCCACCTCCCTAACTTGTAGGCAGGTTGGAAACGTGCGTAAGGTAAAACATATTTGAAGGTGTTAGCCAGCTTACGACGTGCTTCTAGTGGCAAGCCCTCAAATTTTATGTTTACCTCATCTTTTATAATTAATTTACAGGATTTCATGTACATTTGATATTAATGGTTTCATAGTTGTATAGTATACAATTAAATCACAATCGTTACAATACACATCTGTTCGATTATTTCTAAGACTACTAGTAAAGCTTAAAACAGCATCTGGATACCAACTATTTTTTAACAAAAATTTCGGTATTTTTCCATTACTAATACCAACAACTTGTGTGCTATTATCTAATCGTTTATTGAATTTGTTTTCAGATATAATTTTATTAAAAATTTCCCCTTCACCTTTATTATCAAATCTGAAATAAATTCCAACATTTTCTATACCAAGTTCTTCTACGGTATTTTTTATGGTATGAATATCTTTTAAGCATTCAGTTATTCTAAAATCATCAAGAACAAACAAAATTTTTGATCTTTTCAATGTATGTAAACATTGAATGAGACTGGTTAAATCAGTAGTTAGACTATTTAGATAAATTTTGTTGTTATTTCTATTAGCAATTTTATAAATTAAAGTTTTTTTGACATCTTGGTCAAAATCTTGGGTGAAATTGTACTGATAACGTATTTTTTGATCTAGTGCTAGAATTAAACTTTCCTGTTCCAAGTCGGTCAATTCCTTATCATTTATAAAATTTTTAAATTCGAATTTTTGTAAAACTGGCTCAATGTCTATGTTTTTAGTTTTTTTATAAAGATTCAAAAAATCCTCAGAAAAGTGAAATTTTAGGGGGTTAAGTAAATCATATATGATGATAATATTTTTTTCTGTGAGTGAATAGTATTGTGTTTTGTTATCACCACCGAATCCATTTATACTAATTTTTTTATTTAAAATTCCTAGTACTTTCTTAATTTCCTTATCAAAACTAAATTTAATACAAATACGTAAATTTACATTTTTTTCATTTTCTATGAAAACTTCTCTAATTTTTTCTGTAATTCTAAAGGGACGTTTCCATGTTGGATTTTGTATGTAGAAATTTAAATCTTTAATCACTAATGATAAGTGATTAACATTTTCATTAAAAATTTTAGTTAGAAGTTTTCCTTGATTTTCAGTGATATAGCTTGGTCCTGACATGAGACTAGCAATATTTTTCAATATTTTAAGGTCTCTTAGAGGTATATTCGGATTTAAATTATTCAATCCGATAATTTTAAGTTCATCTACTACACTATCAATTGTTTTCATAGCGTATTGTACAACATTAGATAGGGTGTGTCAAGTCTACTTTACTCAATAAGCGTTTCAAAGGTATACCATCTTCAATTTCTTCCCTGGTCCACTCGGTATGTACAATTCGTTCAAACCATGTTTCTCTATCTATTACTGTTGGACGAGCAAGGTTATTAAAATTTACACTGACATCGCTGGCCAAGCTGGACTCATCACAAATTATGGGAGTTCCATGTTGAGCAGCCTGTACACTTACCCCACTGTTATGGTTAACAATAGCGTGATAGTCAAAATTTAAATCATATTGATCATAGCTCAAGGGAATTTTTGCCGGGATTTCTAAAATTACATTTTTTCCTAAATCTTCTCTAAAAAAGTTTCTAGGATGTGGTCTAACATGAATAATTTTATCAGTAAAATTTCTAATTTCCTTAATTTTTTCTCTAATCCATTGTTGATTACTTGATGGATAAGTCCATTGTAAACTTTTATCATGCTGTCCAGCTATGAGTATAGGTCTGTTTTTTAAAATTTTATATTTTTCTAAAACTAGACCTAATTTTTTAGATCTATTGGGTATTAGGTTATCGTAATTAGCATAGATACCCTGTTTGGTTATATTATTTATTGAAATTTTCCAAGTTTTTCCCCTTATTAAGCTACCAACTTCAATAATAAAAACAGGTTTATTAAGGTTTCTATAATTGTAGTAGATTTTTTGATTATCCAGTAATCGTCCTTTCCATAATACACTCCAAATTACAGCACAGTCAGCATCAAGTGAATTTTCTACAGGTTGAATACCCATAGATTTACAACTATGAAGGAAGGATTTCCAAATTTCTTCACTTTGGTAAGCAGTCTGTTTTTCAAAGTAGGCTATTTGCATAAGTTAAATATTTAATTATGAATATTCCTCAAATGTATGGAAATTTTCCAGATAATGATATCGTATTTTTTGTGGCAGCAGATGAAAATTATTTTAATCTGTATGGAAAAAGCCTAATTTCCAGTATCAAACGTAATTTTAGTCATCCAATACATTTTCATTTGTATAACCCAAGTGAAAATACAAAAACATTTTGTCAAGATAATCAAATAAGTTTTAGTTATGAATTTTTTGACGAAAATTTAGTTGTCAGGGCTTTTGAAATTTATCAAGTACCTACAATGGATATGGAATTTGTTAGAAGACGCAGTAAGATGATAAAAATAGGTGAACAATTAACAAAAATACGCACTGAGTTGATAAGAACATATTATGCCTGTGCCAGATTTGTAAGATTACATCAGTTATTAACAAAACCAACCTATATAATTATGTTGGACACTGATAGCTTAGTAAGAAAGCCATTTTTATTACCCTCTAAAGATTATGATATCCATATTTTTGAAAAAAAACACAAAAAACATGTGAATTATACTCAACATTTGGCCAGTACAATTTTTTATACAGGAACTGAGGGCAGTTTTAAACTAATACGTGATCATGCCAACCTAATTTTAGAAGAATTTACAAGAGATACATTTTATTGGTTTTTAGATCAAGAAACTTTGGACTTGGCCATACAAAAATATAGGAAAAATCCCTTAGCCAAACATTTTGTTGACTTTGATATGGAAGAATATAGTTTTATCTGGTGTGCCAAGGGAAAACGTAAAAATGAACCAGTTTGGATTGACGAAATTGCTAGATACGATAAAATTGTTTAAGTTTTCTCCAAAAAGTTCCATCTTGTATTTCATAATTACCCCAATGAATGTTGGCAATTTTATGTAACCATTCTTCTCTATCAGGCATTTCTGGTTTTTCTATCAAATCTATGTTATCGAAGCAAACTTCTTTGGCCCAACTGTTTAGAGGGTCATCTAAATATACTGGAATACCTTCGATTACACTGGCACAATTACTGGTGCTGTTATAACCAACACTACACCAAGCATTTATTAAATCTTCCTTGATATTATCACTTGAACTTATTTCTACATTGCTTTTACTAAAAGCTTCTGATATTTTTTTCCTATTTTCTATGTTATAAGTATGATCACCTGGATGAAGTCTTACAACAATTTTTCTATCTGTGTATTTTCTTAACTTTTTTATTGTGGACATTATCCACTCAAGACCATTTCTGTTTAACATGTTCCAAGACATGGTTCTTTGTCCTAAAACCAGGATATGTTCACCGTTTTCTCTCCAAGGCTTGAGTTCTAATTTATGATATTCCATTATTGTCGTGATTTTTTTCCTATCTAACTCCTTATTAAAAAAATAATCCCCATCAGTTGGATAAACACTGTTTACACTATATCTATGAAACTGATGCGTATTTCTTCCATAGCTAAAAATATTGCTATCTACAAAAATTATCTTAGATTTTTGTAATTTTAAGGTATCTATAATTTTTTTTCGATAATTGTTTTCTAAAGTATATCCTAAAATAAATCCTGCGTCTAAACCATTAATATCTTGATATCTACTCTTAAAATCTTTAACTTTATCACCACAGGCCAGCACACCAGAACGGAAATGATCCATTAATTGTTGTTTGTGTAGAGCTTTGTGTATATTGCTTATAGAACTGTAAAAAATACCAACTTTCATAGGTTTTTAACCAGTTTATCTATGCTAATAAGACTTTTTAATAAAGTTTCCATATCATCTAAATGTACCATATTAGGGCCATCGCTTGGAGCGTTATCTGGATCGTCATGACACTCAATAAAAACAGCGGCTAGGCATCCGGTGGCCGTTGCTGCTCGGGCAAGGTAGGGTACCATCCCGCGATCCCCGCCAGTACTCGCTCCCAATCCTCCAGGTTGTTGAACGGAATGAGTAGCATCGAACACGACAGGGTAACCAGTACTGGCCATAATAGGCAAACTACGCATATCAACCACCAAGTTGTTATATCCATGGGTATATCCTCTTTCGCATAGCATAATATTTGTATTTCCAGTGCTGGCTATTTTTTCTGCTACATTTTTCATATCATGTGGTGCTAAAAATTGACCTTTTTTAACATTAATTCCTAGCCCTGATTCACCTGCTGCTATTAAAAGGTCAGTTTGACGACAAAGAAACGCAGGAATTTGAATATAATCAATTTCATAAGTCACTGCCAGTTTAGCATGTTCTTTTTCATGTATATCTGTAAGAACAGGTACACCTAATCGAGTTTTTATTTCATTAAGTATGCTTAAACCAGTGTGTAATCCTACTCCACGACGTCCATAGATACTTGACCTATTAGCTTTGTCAAAACTACTCTTAAAAATGAGATTTATTCCCAATTCTCTACTAATATCAACTAATTCTGCTGCTATCTTATAAGCATGTTCTCTATTTTCTATTTGACAAGGACCTGCTATCAAAGTTATTAGATTATCTTTACTAGGTAATGGTTTTTTCATTTATTTGCTTTATAAGGTCTTCTACTGTTTCTTTATTGTCCTGCATAATACTTTTTTGTTTAATAATTTCGTCAACCATAAAATTAGTTGTGTTATTATACAGTGCTCTTAATAACTTAGGTATTTTACTGCCATAATGTACAGTTCCTAGTTCATAAGTGTGTAATCCTCCACCATGATCTGTATTGAGTATTTTATAACTTGGGTAAATTTCAAATAAACTTTCAACTGCGTTACCATCATAATATCTAAACAATTCAAATATTTTTCCGCTTTCCCAAATATTTTCATAGTCGTAAATTAATTGATCAAGTCTAGGATCTTTCATGTTTACTACTATGTGACCAGCATCTAATCTTTTCTTTTGACTTTCTCCAGTGGCCCAAATTACCTTATTTTCTTTTATGCCAGTTAGTATACTATGAAATTCTAATAGATTAAAATTAAGTACTTCTACATCAGTATCAAGCAATATGACCCAATCATAATCTCTTAAATTTTTTAATGCCCATATTTGACTTTGCATTTTACGCCAAAAATTTACAGGTTTTGTACGTTTACACTTTTTTGTAAATGTATTATCTCTATTATAAGCATATTCCCAATCAATTACTTTAAAATTGTGATCAGTTATATCATTACTGTCATGAACAATAAATTTATCACCAGGCAATTGATGCCAAGACGGTAAACAATATTTTGCTATGTAATGATAATATTTAGAATCTGCTAATCCTGACCATGCGATGCTCAATTTTAACTCCTGGGTATTTTATATTTATAAACTAGCTTTTTTAAAAAATAATCCGTTTCTTTGTAAAAAAGGTTTTTTCATTGTGCTTATTTCCTTGATGGTTTTAGTCATGGAAGGATCATATACTAAATCATATTTTGAAAATACGTCTATCCAATATTCAGCAAGTTGACAATTTACATGATGATGGCCTTTATGACCAGGTGGGGCATGAGTAATAATTACAATATTAGAATTTTTAATTGTCTGCATGTAATTGTCTATATAATCAGCTTCTACATGTTCAACAAATTCAACACTCCAACATAGATCATAATTTTTATCTAATACTAGTGGTGACTGTGTGTAGTCATGAATTATAAACTTACTAGAATCAAATCTTTTTAATGTAAAATCTCCATCAATACCCAACGCATCTAACCCTTTTGACCAAGCTAATTCAACCATACCACCTGGACCACAACCAACGTCTAAAAAGCTTTTGATATTATAATTGTCAATAATATAATTTAAAGTACCTAAATCTACATGAGTTTTATTAAGGTGACCACCTAAATGTTCTGGCAATTTCATAGTATTCTCTGTTCACAATAAACTGTTAAATTTTTTTCTTCGTGCCAACTATCGGCCATTTCCGTATCTTTGAATTCATTAAAACTAGGAGCTCCTAGAGTATAGTGTAGTAATTTAGCGTTAGGATTTGGCCCTAACTCATCTGGCAACCAATTCCATTCTATGGGTAATTCACCTATACGTTCATCTTTTAACCACTCAAACCTATGTAAATGACTACCTTTTGAATTCATTATATATTCAGGAGTTAAACAACGGTTAGGAAAATTTCTACAATTCCAAAGTATAACACTACTCCAATTTTTTCGTGGGTAATCTTCATTTTTACTACCTAGATATTTTATTGGCATACGTGTTTTATAATCGTGTTTAACTACCTGTACATCCATCATAAAATTACGCATATCCCATAATTCTGTTATATCTGACCTAACAATCATGTCACCATCTATATAGATAGCATGTCCAGTCCAGTTACACAAGTATGGTACAAGAAATCTGCTATAGATAAAAGCATTACTACCATCAGTATGTATTTCTTGATAATCTTGAAAAAGGTTTAGTGCTAGAGGAATAATTTGTACTGGTGTTGTGCTATGTCTAATTATACTATTGGCACATACATGAAATACTACTGCTTCACGTGGATCGTATCCTATAAAAATTGGAATAATTTCTTTCATTTTCTTTCTATATCTTCCTCAACACAATTTCTACCGTATTGAATCTCTATAATTTTTATAGGAATATCCTTTTCATTAACTAGTTGATGCCATTCTTCATAATCAATAATTATGATATCATGTTTTTTATATGGCCCCATTGTAACCAAATTACCGTCCTTAAGAGTATTAATGTACCCTTCACCTTCCATAAAAAACCAAAGTTCTTTACGATCAAAATGACGTTGGAGACTTAATTTGCTATGTGGGTTACACACTAGCTCTTTTACTTTTGTTTCTGGGCCATTTTCATAAAATACACGGTAATAGCCCCAACTTCTATCTACAGGTTCATAAAGTTGCATCTTCCATCCCAGCAGTTCGTAATTTTATTACATTACTTAGCTGCCATTGTTTAATGTCTAATGCTTTTGTGATACCTAACCATTTGTTACGTAGAAGGGCAAATTCATTGATAATTTTTTCCATATCAACAACATCCTGTTCCCCTTCTACGTATCGTTCACAATCTCTACTACTTAGAGCTCTTTGATAATTTTCTAAATATTTACGAAAATGTTGACTTTTGAGACGTCTAAATTCAATGTTAAGGTACTCTAAAATTGCTTCAATTTCCTGTAGTTGTCCAAACCTATGTTCTACTATACCAGGCATATTTGCTGCTGCCTTTTCAATATTTCCCGCTATACGGGTATCTAATCTAGCTTCATTAAGCTCGTTGTTATAATATTCAATAGCATCAGGCAATACAGTAATATCTTTTAATATTTTAGAATACCACATTTTTAATAATCGTCATCTTCTTCGTAATCTTCGTAATCTTCTTCCTCGCTATCATCTTCCAAATAGTATTCAATAGCTGTATCTAAATCTGGGTCAAAACCTACTGCTCCTTGTAATACCTTATCTTTGATACCAAAGTCTGCCAATAAATCTACAAATGATTCAGCAGCATTACTGATATCTTCTTTACGCAAATATTCCTTGAAGAATAACCATACTTCTCCAATTTGTGTATCATTCATGTTCTACAGTTTCCTCTAAAATGACTTCATCTTTGACTTTGATATTGGGAAAATCTTCCATTATCATATCTAATTTATCATTTTTCCATTCTTTTCTGTAATATAAATGTTCTTGACCTTTGCTGTCAACAAACTTGAGCCTATTGCCCTGTTGAGTTAAAATACCTTTACCTTCAAATAAATCTACTAGTCCACTGTAAGGATCCATGCCAGTTTCATATGGAATCTTAACTTGAATATTTTCAAAAGGTTTAGCATAACGTGTTTTCATAATCTTACAAGCACTGCGAATACCTTTAACTTGTGTTACCTTATTGCCATCTTCATCTTCTTTTAACTTAAGCTTCTTCATGGCAACTACAATACTTGACGCATAGATAAAACCTTGACCACCACTAATCTTATCATCTGGGTCAAACATATCTTGACTTGCATATGTATGATTCGTAGCAACAAGTCCTACATTATGACTACCAAACATATTAACACAATTACGTACCAAGCTGGTCAATGCTTTAGGCTTACGGCCCATATCACCCTTCATATTACCTGCCTCAAACTGGTCTACATCAGTAGGAGTAAGTAGCATACCTAAACTATCAATAACAAATAATACTTTTGGCTTGGCCTCTTCTGGCATAGCCTTGTACTCTTTCATAAACTCACTGATAGTTTTGGCAACATCATCAATCATTGCCATATTAAGTTTAAGAAGTTTAGCTTCGTCAGTGCTAACACCTAATGCCTCAAGCCAAGCTTTGTCTAGTGCGTTTTCACTGTCAATAAGTACAACAAAAATACCTTGCTCTTGAGCATTTTTAATTAGATTACCACTACAGATATAACTCTTACCTGCACCACTTTCACCAGCAAATACAGTGACCTTACCAAGTGGTACACCTTTCTTAAAATCACTACTAATCAAATAGTTTAGAGCGTAGTTGCCAGTACTAACCCAGTCTGTAGGATCATTAAAGCCTACACCAAGTCCATCAATGCTCTTTGTTAATGTTTTACGAAATTTACTTAAATCGAATGCCTTTGTAGCCATACAAATCTCCCAATAGGTGACTCGAGCACTAGGCCCGAGTCATATAATTATTACTGCTTGTTGCGATTACGGATCATTGCTAAGATGTCACCAGCACGACTGTCTGGGCTCTTTGATTCATCTGTAGCTTTAGGGGTAGGCTTAGCTGCTACCCTAGGTGCTGCTTTAGGTTCGTCATCCATATCTGGATCATCGCTTGTTACTGAATCATTAGCACGACTTCCAGCCATTGGATCACCAGTACGAGCACTAGCACCACTGGGCTTGTAGTATTGACCCCAACGCTCCATGTCAAATGCTTCACCATCTACACTGGCTTCAAACATTTCTTTGATAACCTTGAGTTCAACTTCAGTAGGCTTCTTGGGAAGGAAATCTTTAAGATTAAACAGGCCATGCTCTTTTAATGCTGCCTGTTCCCGCTCGCTTAATGGACGACTGCGACGGCTCCACTTACTGGTGCCATAATCCGCATAACCACCCTTGCTTGATTTAATAAGTTTAAAATCTACACCATTTACTACGTCAGTGGGTAGATCTTCCATCTCGGGATCCATCAAAGCACCTTTGATAAGGGTAAAGATTTGAGGACCGATAATGAACCTACGGATAGGATTTTCTGGAAGTGTATCTTCCTTTAGACCATCTTCTACTACAAAGCCTTGGAACAAGTAACTACGCTTTTTCCAATACTTACGACCCATTGCTTCAAGATTGGGATCCTTAAACCAAGGACGTACTTCATTTAAAATTGGGCATGATTCGCCATACATTTCCATACAAGGAACCTGTACACTTGCCTTTTTGTTGTCTGTTTCACCTTTGATGCCAGCGAATTCAAGTTTAATAACAGCACGCTCTACCCAAAAGAAGGTATTTGATTGATC